TTACAATACCACAATCGGTTTTAAATGAAAGATTGCATAAAGAATTTGAAAGAAGTTTATTAAACATTTCTGATATATCAGAACAAGAAACTTTACAGGCAGATAAAGATCCTCTTGTAAAACGTATTGCAAAGAAATTAAAAGGACAAATTGATTATCCAGATAAGCCATCCAAATTAGGATATCCAAATGATCCACCACCTGAAATGGTAAATGGTTGGCATTCAGATTATGGACAAAAAGTAGATTATTATAAAAAATTAGATAATCAAAGTGCCGATACAATGAGCATTCCAAAAACAAGTAATGATGAAATTAACTCAGTTGTTAAAAATCAAACAACAAAGGCACAAAGAATAAAAAATCTAATAAAAAATAAATAATCTTAGAGGAGTATCAACATGAGAACAACACCAGGATCTGGAGCACAAGCACAGGCTTATTTTAATAGTTCTTATGGAGTATCCTATTTTGAAATATTATCTGGTGGAACAGGATATGCATCAACAGATCCACCTAGAATTATAATTTTAAGTGATCCACCACCATCAGTCGAGGGTCAATTTTATCCAATCATTGTAGGTACTGCTATTACTGCAATTAGAGTGGTCAGTTCTGGGAGTGGATATAATCCAGTTGGAGCTGGTGTAACTACGCAAGCTGTCTCCACAATTAATGAAATTTCAAATCTTGTCACATCAATTAGATTATCAAATCCTGGTGTAGGATATACACAAATTCCGACAATAACAATTGCAGACCCACCTTTAATTACTGGTATTGGTACTTATCAATTTAATGAAATAGTTGTTGGATCTCAATCTGGATCAAGAGGAAGGGTAAAATCTTGGGATGCTGCTAATAATCAATTGGAAATTTCTATAATTGATGGATCATTTTATCCAGGAGAAACTGTTATTGGACTTGGATCTTCTGCAATTTATTCTGTTGATTATCATGATAGAGATACTATGCATGATAAATATAGTCAAAATGATGAAATTGAAGAAGCAGCAGATCTTATTTTAGACTTTTCACAATCCAATCCATTTGGTGACTATTAATGCTAGGTACTTATTTTTACCACGAAATAATTAGAAAAACAGTTGTTTCGTTTGGAACTATTTTTAATCAAATTTATATAAAACACAAGGACGCCGACTCTGATGTAATAAGTGATATGAGAGTTCCTCTGGCATATGGTCCCATGCAGAAATTTTTAGCCAGAATTGAACAGCAATCTGAGTTGAATAAACCAATTCAAATAACATTACCGAGAATGTCATTTGAATTAAATGGTATAGAATATGATCCAGCAAGGAAAGCATCAATAACACAAACTTTTTCTGCGGTAGATGGTAATGATCGTGTTAAAAAAGTTTATATGCCAGTTCCATATAATTTGAGATTTGAATTAAATATATTAACAAAATTAAATGACGATATGCTCCAAATTATTGAGCAAATCTTACCATTTTTTCAACCAGGATTCTCACTCACTGTTGATTTAATTAGTTCTATTGGAGAAAAGAAAGACATTCCTGTTGTATTAGATTCAATTAACATCCAGGATGATTATGAAGGTGATATGTTAACTAGAAGGGCATTAATTTACACTCTTCAATTTACGGCAAAAACATTCATGTTTGGACCAATTGCAGATAATCCAGAAGGTCTTATCCGCAAAGTTCAGGTTGATTATTATTCAGATACAAATATTAATACGGCGAAGAGAGAGGTAAGATATACTGCTACCCCAACAGCAATGAAAGATTATGATGGAGATGCATCTTCAACTTTATTGGAAGATTTGAATGTTTCCGAACAAGTCTTAAATGTAAATGATACTTCATTAATTTCTGTTGGAAGTAGAATTATTATTGATAGTGAGATTATGTATGTCAAATCTTTGACAAGCACTACTTTAACTGTGTATAGGGGATATAGTCGTACTATTGCTGCCGAACATTATAATGGTGCAACTATAAATGTGTTATCTACTGCTGATGATGCTCAGATTATTCCTGGAGATGATTTTGGATTTGGTGAAGAAACCCTATTTTTCAGTGATGGGGGTGGAACATTTAGTCCCACAAGAAAAATTGATATACCTTAATTATGACAGATAATTTTGATTCTATTAGTAAAAGTTTGAATGTAGAAAATAACTCCGAACAAAAAGAAATTATGAAAGCAGTAAATGAGGTTGAGATTGTTCCATCAGAAGCACATGATTTAAAAAAAGATTATGATTATACCAGAGCTAACTTATATTCTTTGATTGAGAAAGGTCAAGAAGCTATAAATGGAATTTTAGAATTAGCAGGTGAAGGTGCAAGCCCAAGAGCATATGAAGTTGCTGGGCAATTAATAAAAAGTGTAGGAGATGTCACAGATAAACTTGTAGATTTGCAAAAAAAGGTGAAGGACATTGAAGATACTAATATTAAATCAACAACAAATAATGTTACTAACAATGCATTATTTGTTGGATCAACCGCAGAACTATCTAAACTACTTAAACAAGGTTTTCTAAATAATAAGGAGTAAACATACATTTTAAATGAGTTGGTCTAATGATTATAAAAAGTCAATAGACTGTGTAAATCCAAAAGGGTTTTCTCAAAAAGCACATTGCGCTGCTCGTAAGAAAAGAAGAAGAGGTGAGGAAACTAAATCCAAGTCACCATTTAGAGAAGAAACACAAATGAGCGAAATCCGTTACTGTAAGTTATGTAGAAAACTGGAGCAGAGAGAGGAATGCTCCTATGGTCCATCAATGTGGGATAGATACACAGGATCAACACCAGCACTTACTGACAATCAGGTAAAATATAATACAAATCGTCCACATCCTGCCAATGAGTCAAAGGATCATGAGTATTCAATGGCTCGTTCTGAACTTTCAACTATTGTAAAGTCTGCTAAGAGACTTCAGAAAAAGATGAAAAAGGGTGAGGGTGAGATCGAAGCATGGGTTCAATCAAAAATTACAAAAGCAGCAGATTATATTGATACAGCAGCAGATTATGTAGATAGTGGGGAAATGAATAAAGAAGAAGTTGAAATATTGGAAGCAAAAAAAGATGGAAAATCTGCAAAGGATAAGAATTATTCACTCCGTGATTGGTTTAAAGGTGGTGGATGGGTTCAGGCAGGGGGCAAGTATGATGGTAAACCGTGTGCAAAACAACCTGGTCAGAAAACAAAACCATTTTGCAGAGATGCTGATGATCGAGCATCGATGAGTAAAGAAGAAAGAAATAAAAGAGCAAAGAAAAAACGTAAAGAAGATCCAAATCCAGATAGAAGTGGTGAGGCAAAAATTGTAACCTCTGAGCAAATTGATGCAACAAAATATGGTGGTCCAGAAAAACTTCTACAAAAACTTGTGGATGATAAGAAAAAACGTGGAGAATCAGATGGTGGTGGACAAGTAATTAGATCTGGACTTCAAAAAGCTAACTATGAACCAGAACTTGATATGATAGAAGAGAAGGAAAAAGATGCTTGCTACCATAAAGTAAAATCTAGATATAAAATTTGGCCAAGTGCTTATGCTTCTGGTGCATTAGTCAAGTGTCGTAAAGTAGGGGCTTCTAACTGGGGTAATAAAAGTGAATCTTATGAATTCTCTAATTGGAGAGATGAATTTTTTCCAACAGAATTTGAAAGTGTAAATATTATTGAACCACAACCACTACAACCATCGAAGGGTATTGGAAGTAAAATTTTAGATGAAGCAGGTAAAAAGTGCTGGAAGGGTTACAAAAAAGCAGGAACACAAGAATTATTCGGTAAAACTTACAACAGATGTGTAAAAGAAGAATATTCTGATTGGAGAGAAGAACTTGGAATAACTGATGTACTTGAAGATTGGCAAAAAGTAAATCGTCAGGATAAGACTGATGGTTTAAGTCAGAAAGCAGTTGATGCTTACCGTCGTGAGAATCCAGGTTCAAAACTTCAAACGGCAGTAACTGAAAAGAAACCAACTGGAAAGAGAGCAAAACGTCGTGCAAACTTCTGCCGTCGTATGAAAGGGATGAAGTCTAAACTGACTTCAGCAAAAACTGCAAGAGATCCTGATTCAAGAATTAACAAAGCACTACGTCGTTGGAGGTGCAACTAATGAAAAGTTTTCAACAGTTTATTTCAGAAAGTATCACCATCAACGGTGACTTTAATGGAACCCTCAACATTGGAAGTTCTCAACCAGAACAGACACAAGAATCATTTTTTGCCGATGTTATGTGGGAAGGTAAACTTTATCGTTTAGAAGTAGAAGGCAAGATTCTTTCCAAGAATGAACTTGCAGAACAAATACAGGGAGAATATCCTGGAGCGATTGTTCATAACATTTATCCTGGTCAGGTAAATAACTCAAGAATTAAAAACGCACAAAGATACCAACCAGAAAGATTATCGTGGAGTGATTGATTAATGGCTCAGTGG